AAAGTGGAAAAATTGGAAAGATCATTGAAGTTCAAAACCTCCGTATTGCTTTACCAGCAGAACGTGAACCGTTTAAACGAAGCGAAAGCAAGAAGGAACAGTTCTGGCAAAAACAACCCTACCCTAAAGAATTAGCAAAAATTAAAAGTAGGTTTGATTGGGATGAATATCCTACAGATTTTAAAGAAAAATGGTTTGATTATATAGATGAAGAATTTAAACGAAGAGAGCTGGGTTATTGGTTCTATAATGGTGGTGTGGCCACTTATATTACTGGTACTCATTACATGTATTTGCAATGGTCAAAGATCGACGTCGGAGCTCCCGATTATAGAGAGTCAAATAGACTCTTCTTTATATTTTGGGAAGCATGCAAAGCCGATGATAGATGTTATGGAATGTGTTATCTTAAAAACAGACGGAGTGGCTTTAGCTTCATGTCATCCGCAGAACTTGTTAACCAAGCCACAATATCTTCAGACGCTAGATTCGGCATCCTTTCAAAGACTGGATCAGATGCTAAAAAAATGTTCACAGATAAAGTTGTCCCGATATCCGTTAACTATCCGTTTTTCTTCAAACCAATCCAAGATGGTATGGATCGTCCTAAGACCGAACTGGCATATAGAGTCCCAGCTTCAAAGCTTACTAGACGTAAACTAGATGATAACGTTAAGTTAAAAGAATTACAAGGACTTGATACAACAATAGATTGGAAGAACACAGGAGATAACTCTTACGATGGTGAAAAATTAAAACTATTAGCACACGATGAAAGTGGTAAGTGGGAAAAACCTGATAATATATTAAACAACTGGAGAGTTACAAAAACTACATTAAGACTAGGTCGTAGAATCGTAGGTAAATGTATGATGGGCTCAACATCAAACGCATTAGACAAAGGTGGAGACAACTTCAAGAAATTATACTATAATTCGGACGTTACAAAAAGAAATAGAAACGGACAAACAAGTAGCGGACTCTATTCTCTTTTCATCCCTATGGAATGGAACTACGAAGGATTCATGGATTCTTTTGGATCACCTGTATTCATTACGCCAAAAAATAAAATCATCGGAATTGATGGTGCACCAATTGATATTGGAGTCATCGAACACTGGGAAAACGAAGTTGATGGATTAAGAAATGATAGTGACGGTTTAAATGAATACTATAGACAATTTCCTAGAACTGAACAACACGCTTTCAGAGATGAAAACAAAAACACTTTATTTAATCTAACTAAAATATACGAGCAGATAGATTATAACGAAGAAATGGCTAATGAAAAATCTGTTACTAGAGGAAATTTTGGCTGGAACAACGGTATGGTTGATACTAATGTTACATTTTATCCTAATAAAGACGGTAGATTTTTAATATCATGGGTTCCACCTAAAAACTTACAAAATAGTGTAATAGTAAAGAATGGTATTAAGTACCCTGGTAATGAGCATATTGGAGCGTTTGGCTGTGATAGTTACGATATATCAGGCACTGTTGATGGTAAAGGATCTAAAGGTGCATTACATGGACTAACTAAGTTTTCAATGGAAGATGCACCGCCAAACCACTTTTTTTTAGAGTATATTTCAAGGCCACAAACGGCTGAGATATTCTTTGAAGACGTTTTAATGGCTTGTCATTTTTATGGTATGCCTATACTTGCAGAAAATAACAAACCTAGATTATTGTACTATTTTAAACGTAGAGGATATAGAGGTTTTAGCATGAATAGGCCAGACAAATTATGGAATAAATTATCAGTAGCTGAAAAAGAAATAGGTGGTATACCTAATTCTAGTGAAGATATTAAGCAAGCACACGCCGCGGCTATAGAGCATTATATAGAAAATCACGTAGGAAGACTTGAAGATGGAAATGGTGACATGTATTTTCAAGAAACATTAAGTGATTGGGCTAAGTTCAATATAAATAATAGAACAAAGCATGATGCGTCTATTAGTTCTGGACTAGCTCTTATGGCCTGTAACAAAAACAGGTATAGACCAAATATGGAGATTACTAAACAGCCTATGTCGCTTACTTTTAAAAAATATAATAACACAGGATCTATTTCACAAATAATATAATAAATGCAGATTTACACAAACAATAATAGTTCATTTCCAGATCAGGTAGTACCTGACGCCGTAAAAGATACATGGGAATATGGTAAAAAAGTAGCATGGGCTATAGAAGGGGATTGGTTTAGTGGGACTAGATCTGGAGTTGAGAACAGATTTAATACTAATTACAATAACTTTAGAATGCGTAGGCTTTATTCTAGAGCTGAACAACCTGTACAGAAATACAAAGATGAGTTAGCAATAAATGGAGACTTATCTTATTTAAACTTAGACTGGAAACCTGTACCAATTATACCTAAGTTTGTAGATATTGTTGTTAATGGAATGGATGATAAGCTTTATGATGTCAAAGCTTTTGCTCAAGATCCAGAGTCAAGAAAACAAAGATCTAAATACGCTGAAGATATTTTAAGAGACATTCAAGCTCAAAAATTTTTAAACATACTAAAACAAGATGTTGGTTTAGATTTATTTAATACTGAACAACCAGAAGAATTACCAGAAAACCAAGAAGAATTAGATTTGCATATGCAATTAAGCTATAAACAAGCTAGTGAAATTGCATGTGAAGAAGCTATTACAAATACTTTAGAATTTAATAAATACTATTTAACTAAACGTAGAGTAATAGAAGATTTAGTAGTACTAGGAATGGGCGCTGTTAAAACAAACTGGAACAGAGCTGAGGGTGTTACTGTTGATTATGTTGATCCTGCTAGAATGGTATATTCATATACTGAAGATCCAAACTTTGAAGATATGTGGTATGTTGGTGAGGTCAAGAATATTACATTAGCAGAAATTAAAAAAGAATTTCCACATCTAACAGATGCGGACATGGAAAGAATTCAAAGATATCAAGGTAATAGTAACTTCTTATACAACTGGAATGGTCGTAATGACGGTAATGCTATATATGTACTATACTTTGAATATAAAACTTATAGTAATCAAACTTTTAAAATAAAGAAAACAGCTACAGGTTTAGAAAAGTCTTTAGAAAAGCCAGACACATTTGATCCAGAAGCAAATGAAAATTTTGATAAAGTTAATAGATCTATAGAAGTATTATACAGTGGTGCTAAGATATTAGGTTACGATGAATTACTAAGGTGGGAATTATGTAAGAACATGACTAGACCTAAGTCTAACTTAGTCAAGGTTAACATGAATTATACTATATGTGCACCTAAACTTTATATGGGTAGAATAGAAAGCTTGGTTAGTAGAATGATGGGATTTGCTGATATGATACAGCTTACACATTTAAAGATACAACAAGTTATATCTAAACTAATACCAGATGGTGTTTACATGGATGTAGATGGTTTAGCGGAAGTAGATCTAGGTAATGGAACTAGATATAATCCTCAAGAAGCTTTAAACATGTACTTTCAAACTGGTAGTATATTAGGTAGATCTATGACTACAGAAGGTGATCCTAACCCTGGCAGAGTGCCAATACAAGAATTACAATCTAGTTCTGGTGGTCAAAAAATACAATCACTTATATCTACTTATCAGTATTACTTACAAATGATAAGAGATGTGACGGGGTTAAACGAAGCTAGAGACGGTAGTATGCCAAACTCTGATTCACTTGTAGGTTTACAAAAATTAGCTGCTGCAAATTCAAATACAGCTACTAAACATATTTTAAATTCTTATTTGTATTTAACTGTTAGGACTTGTGAAAACATTGTTAATAGAACATCTGATTCAATTGAGTTTGAATTAACCAATGAAGCGCTTAAAAATAGTATATCAACCTGGAATGTAGGTCAATTAGATGATATGGTTAACATGCATTTATATGATTATGGTTTATACTTAAGTTTAGTACCTGATGAACTAGAAAAAGAACAATTAGAACAAAATATTCAAGCAGCTTTACAAAGTGGTAGTATAAATCTTGAAGATGCTATAGATATTAGACAAATAAATAATCTTAAGTTGGCTAATCAAATGATTAAGCTTAAACGTAAGAAAGCTGCTGAAGCTGCACAAGCTGCTCAACAAGCTAATATCCAAGCACAAGCTCAAGCGAATACAGAGTCTCAACAAGCTGCTGCTTTAGCAGAAGCACAAAAACGAGAAGCTATAGCTGATACAGAAGTTAAAATAGAAAAAGCTAAAAGCCAATTTGCTATAGAAAAAATGGAAGCTGAAGCTCAAATTAAACGACAGTTGATGGAGCTAGAGTTTAATTATAATATGCAATTAGGTCAACAGAAAGTTCAAAGAGAACAAGAAAGAGAAAAAGATATTGAAGAGCGTAAAGATAAACGAGCAAGAATTATAGGCACACAGCAAAGTGCTATTGCTAATCAAAAACAAAAACAAGGTGATGCTATAGACTTTGAAAACCCATCAGTACAAGATGATCTAGAAGATCCACTTCAAAGTATATTAAATCAATCTTAATTATTAATTTATATTATATTATATCATGGCAAAAGAAAAAGTGACAGAAGAAGGTACATTTAAAATGCCTTCTAAAAGAACCAAACCAAAACCTAGAAATCTAGGAAAAATAGATAACATAAGCAAAGTCGATTTAAAACCTAAAAAAGATGCCGTTCAAGAACAGTCAAAAGAACAACCCGTTTCAGAAACAAAAGAACAACCCAAAGTTGAAGTTGAAGAAATTAAACAACCTGAAACACAACCAGAAGAACCTGCCAAAGCACAGGAGGAAGTAACAGTAATAAATGAAAAACCTAAAGAAGTAGCTAAAAAAGAAAAAGAAGTAAAAGATGCTATTAGAGATGAAAAGGTTTTAGGAAGACAATTACCAGAAAATATAGAAAAATTAGTTAAGTTCATGGAGGACACTGGTGGATCTGTCGAAGATTATGTTACACTAAATAAAGATTATACAAAGTATGATGATACTTTATTAGTAAGAGAATATTATAAAAAAACAAAACCGCATTTATCAGATGATGAAGTTAGCTTCATAATGGAGGATAACTTTACGTTTGATGAAGAGGTTGATGAAGAAAGATTTATAAAGAAGCAAAAGCTGAAATATAAAGAAGAAGTTGCAAAAGCCAAAACTTTTCTCGAAAAAATGAAAAGTAATTATTATGATGAAATCAAGTTGAGGCCGTCAGTTACTAATGAGCAGAAAAAAGCTATGGACTTTTTCAATAGATACAACGAAGAGCAATCTAACATACAGACTAGGAGAGAAGAATTTTTACAAACAACTAATAACTATTTTCAAGAAAAATTTGAAGGTTTCAATTTTGATGTTGGAGATAAAAAGTTTAGGTATAAAATCTCAAATCCTAATGAAATGGTTGATAAGCAAGCTGATGTCGGTAAATTCATATCTAAGTTCATGGACAAAGATGGAAGAATAAGCGACATCGATGGTTATCACAAAGCCATTTATGCTGCTAGAAATGCAGATAGAATAGCAGAACATTTTTATGAGCAAGGCAAAGCCGATGCTACTAAAGATATTGTTGCTAAGTCTAAAAACATTAATAGTGAACCTAGATCAGGCAATACAGGTGAATCATTACCTAATGGCTGGAAGGTTAGAGCAATTACTGGTTCAGATTCTACTAAGTTGAAAATTAAAAAAAGAACATAAATAAAAAACAAATAAAATGGCGTTAGTACCAGGCGGGAGTTTTCCCGCAAAAATCGTTCCTGCACAAAATAGAGTTGTTGTACAGGACAATTACATTGATTTCAACAGCGTTGCTGGTGGACAATGGGCTCAACAATATCTACCTGAGCTTTACGAACAAGAGGTAGAAAGATACGGAAACAGAACTTTATCTGGTTTCTTGAGAATGGTTGGAGCTGAAATGCCAATGACATCTGATCAAGTTGTTTGGTCTGAGCAAAACAGATTACATATCGCTTATAACGATGTAGCTGTTGCTGTCGCTGGTGGTGGAGCACCTCAATATGATATTACTATTACTTTACCTGCTGGAGCTTCTCAAGGAGCTGTTAGAGTTGGAGCTACAATTTTAGTTTCTGATAACGCAACAGGTTTAAGTACTGCTAAGTTTTTAGTAACTGCTGTAACAGGTGGTGGATTAAACAATTTAGTTGCTGAATGTTACGAAACTGTACCTGGTGCTTTAACTGCTGGTGGTGCTAAGTGTAGTCTATTCGTCTATGGTTCTGAATTTCCAAAAGGAAGTGATGGAATGAAAGGCGCTATCGAGCCAGCTGTATCTACTTTCACTAACTCTCCAATTATCATTAAAGATAATTACGAGCTAAGTGGATCTGATGCTGCTCAAATTGGTTGGATTGAAGTTGCTACTGAAGACGGAACTTCTGGATACTTATGGTATTTAAAAGCTGAGTCTGAAACTAGACTAAGATATGAAGACTACTTAGAGATGGCGATGGTTGAAGGTGAACTTTGGTCACACGCTAATACAGCTTTCGGAGGTAATTTTGGACCTGCTGGTGGAACACAAAACATCAAAGGAACTGAAGGTTTATTTTCTGCTATCGAATCAAGAGGTAATGTATTCTCTGGATTTGCTGGTGCTGCTGGACCTGGTTCTGGTGCAATTGCAGATTTTGACGAAATTCTTAAGAATCTTGACAAGCAAGGTGCTATTGAAGAAAACATGCTTTTCTTATCTAGACAAACTGCTTTAGATTTTGATGATATGGTTGCTGCTATGAATGGATCGTTTGCTTCAGCTGCTGCTGCTTCATACGGTTTATTTGACAACGAGAAAGAAATGGCATTAAACTTTGGATTTACAGGTTTTAGAAGAGGTTCTTATGACTTTTATAAAACAGACTGGAAATATCTAAATGATGCATCTACTCGTGGTTTATCTAAGCAAATTGATGGTGTGATGATCCCTGCTGGAACATCTACAGTATACGATCAAATGTTAGGATCTAACATTAGAAGACCTTTCTTACACGTAAGATATAGAGCGTCTGAAACTGAAGATAGAAGATTCAAAGCTTGGATCACTGGATCTGTTGGTGGTGCTTACACTTCTGACTTAGATACAATGAGAGTTAACTTCTTATCTGAAAGATGTTTAGTTACTCAAGCTGCTAACAATTTTGTATTGTTTACAGGAGCATAAAAATAATGGAGGGTGAAAGCCCTCCTTTTATAAATCTTAAATAATACTTAACATGGCAAACTTAATAAGAATTCCAATTAAAGGAGCTTCTGTTGGAAATAGCAATGAACCAAGATATGGTATTGTGAATGTTGATGGTGCGTATGACGTCGCAGTAAGCGGTTCAAACGAACATATTGATATTTATTCTGCAATACCTGCAGGTGGTACAAATGTTATAATTACAACAATAAGCTACTATGCAAACGGTGGTGGAACAGCTGTCGTTACAGCGCAAGATATAGAGAACTTCAAAGATCTAATCCTTGAATCTAATCAGAATCCTGCGTCTAATCCAATTTTTGAACTAGAGGGTGCTGCTACTGCAGCTGCTGCTGACTTAGAAGATTATCAAGCTGATAACTTCTCTATCTCAGCTGGCGCTCCGAAATAATTAACATTATGGCAAATTATATAAAAATACCTTTATCATTGAATCCAGGTAGACCAATGTTAACAGGTACGGGGTCTTTAAATACTTCAATAAAAACTAATAGTACAGATGCTACTAACCAAGCGGCTACTGCAACTGCTTTTACAACTGATGGCTTAGGTACATCAGGTGTAATAGATTTAACAATTGCTGGTAATGAAGTTACTGTTGCATCTGTTACTACAGCAGGTGATGGTTATAAAGCTGGTGACATTTTAACTTTTAGTAAAAGTGTTATCGGTGGATCAACTGATGTTGAAATACAATTAACCGCTGCTGATTTAGCAACTTTTGAAGGAAGTGATACAAACCCTTATCAAATGATACCAGTAGATAACATCGCGTGTGTTGAACCTGTTTCAGCTACTCAATGTAAATTAGTTACTAACCTTTGGGATGGTACTGATACAAAAGAGTGGACAGTTACAGTTTCAAATGCACCTGCATCTACTAAAGAACAGCTATGTGCTGATCTAGCTGAGGCTATTAATGAAGCTTCACAAAATGAAAACGAACAACCTGAAGTTAAGTTCTTTAACTTAGCTACAGTAGAAGACGTTGATTTAAGCTAATACAAAAAGTTATCCCCACTTCGGTGGGGACTTTTTAATTTTATTATATATTATGGAAACAAAAGAAAAAAAATCTCCAGCTAAATGGGAGTATAAAGATAGAAATTACTTTTTAATTAATGGAAAAAATCCATTAACAATGACTATACCTAGTAGACACTCACGTAGATATCCTTTACTACATTTCGATGAAAAACTAGGTTACCAAAGAGAAATAAGATATGCGAGTAATCAGCAATCCCCTTTTGTAGATGAACAAAAAGGTGAAGTTACTTTAGCTCATGTAGTTTTTCAAAATGGACATTTAATGGTTCCTAAAGAAAAAAGAAACCTACAAGAGTTTTTAGAAATACATCCGCATAAAAATATTATATTTGCAGAGCATGACGCTGTAGAAGAAGCTGAAGATCAGTTTGACTATTTAGAGACAGAGATAGAAGCTATGAACTTAGCTTACGAAATGGATATTGACGAAGCTGAAGCTGTACTTAGAGTAGAAGTAGGTTCTGATGTTACTAAATTATCTTCTAAAGAAATAAGAAGAGATGTTGTTGTTTTCGCAAAACGAAACCCTCAATTGTTTTTAGATTTAGCAGAAGATGAAAATTTAATACTACGAAACTTTGCTATAAAAGCTACTGAACAAAGAATAATTAAGTTAGCAGAAGATCAAAGAACTTTTTCTTGGGCTAGCAATGGAAGAAAGCTATTAAGTGTAGGGTTTGATGATAACGCTTACTCGGCTATAGCTGCTTGGTTTAAAACTGATGAAGGACTTGAGGTTTATAAATCTATAGAGAAAAAAATAAAATAACAAGTGATACTAAATAAGGCGGCTATGCGGCCGCCTTTTTTTTAAATAAAAACTATGCCAGGATTTAACAATATAAATGTTAATACCGTGTATCAAACGGTGTTAAGTATATTAAACAAAGAACAAAGAGGTTACATTACACCTTACGAGTTTAACAACTTAGCTAATCAAGTTCAACTGGAGATTTTTGAAAGTTACTTTGAAGATCTAAATGTTTTTTTAAGATCACCTGAAAATAGTAGTGAATACTCTGATAGAGTAAAATCTTTAAGAGAAAAAATATCTGTGTTTGAAACTACGTCTCAACTAACTATAGGTGTAGGAGGTACTGGTGTGTTAACAGGTTTAACACCTAGCCTACATAGACTAGGATTTATAACTTATAAAGATGGTTCTAAAACTCCTGTAGAATTACAAGAAGTTACTCCTCATGAATTTACCCTAGCTCAAAGATCCACTATAGCTCAATCAAGTTCTAGTTATCCTGTTTATTATCAGACTGGATCTACTATAAACGTATTTCCTCAAACAGCTACAAGTGCTACAGCACCTATACAAAGATATGATATATTTTATGTAAGAGTACCTAACGTAGTTAATTGGGCATACACTGTAAATAGTGTCGGTGCCTACATTTATGATCCTGGAGTTGCTTCAGTTGATTTTGAAATATCAGATGTAGATCAAACAGAGGTTATATTAAAAATATTAGCTTATGCTGGTGTTGTTATTAGAGATAGTGAAATTACACAAATGGCTTCTCAAGCAGCTGCAGTACAAGATCAAAAAGAAAAAATGTAAAACATGGGACTAGTAAAAGAAAGTAATGCAGAATATTATTCTGGGCAAAAAATCATAGATAACTCCGCTGGTGCTGGAGTAAAAAAATTCTCATTCCCAAGTTACAACACTGAGTTAGTTAGTGCCTTTGGAGAACCTCAAATAGCACCATCTAACTGGACAAGAATAGCTTCGGCTTCAAACTTTGAAATATATCATGGTACTGGATCCCCTTTAACTTTTACAAAAATAAATGAAGATCAATTTAAAGTAGTAGATCCTACTAACAACACTATAGAAATGCCGCCAGCTAGTGCTGGTATAACAGGTGGTGTAGTGATGTGTCAGCTAATGCCAGCTGCTGTTAATGCTAATTATGGTGGATATAGCTGGACTCCATTAAATGATATTATAGATAATTTTATGTTTGCTTATGTAGGTGAAGATAAAATACTACAAAGAGTGAAACGTAATGATGTTATATTTCATGCTAAAAGAGTTTTACAAGAATTAAGCTACGACGTTTTAAAAGTAATAAAGTCTCAGGAATTAACTATACCACCTAACCTCTCTGTTCCTATACCTCAAGATTTTGTAAATCAAGTGGCGTTGTCGTGGGCTGACAGTTCAGGTGTAATGCACCCTATATATCCCTTAAATGGATTGAGTGGCAACCCATATGATTTACCAATACAAGATAATAAAGGTATACCTACACAAGACTCTTTTGCTAATAATATAGACGCAGATCAATCGTTAATAGAGCAAAGATGGAAAAAAGCTACTTCTAATGAAATAACAGGTGACTATGATGCTTACAATGCTACAGGTGTATTTGATTACGTTTGGTGGAAACAAGCATATGGACAAAGATATGGTTTAAATCCAAGCACTTCACAAGAAAACGGTTGGTATAGTTTAAATGAAAGAACTGGTAGGTTTTCATTTAGCAGTAGCCTAGCTAATAGATGTATTATATTAGAATACGTTTCTGACGGTTTAGCTTACGATGAAGACACTAGAATACCTAAGGTAGTTGAAGACGCTATGTACGCTTCTATAATGTATAATATTTTATCTATTAGAAGATTTTCTGATCCAAATATGATACAACTATACAAGAGAGAAAAATACGCTAAAACTAGAAATGCTAAAATAAGATTACAAGATTTTAATTTAGAAACATTAACACAGACTTTCAGAAATCAGTCTAAGTGGATTAAACATTAATTAAATGCAACAAACCTATAAACACTCTTTTACAGATTCTAAAATGCAAAAGGATCTGGACTCTAGACTTGTGTCTCCACGCGAGTATAGAGACGCTGTTAACGTAGCTGTTTCAAGATCTGAAGGAGCTGATGTTGGTGCGTTAGAAAATATACTAGGTAATCAGTTTGTTAGTAACTTACAATATCCTAACGCTACTGTAGATACTAGATTTTTTATAATAGGTTGGTATATAGACGAAGATCAAGATAACATATATACTTTTATAACTAATTACAAAGATAATTCTGCTACAAAATTAGACAATCATGCAGGGCCTTTAGCATACTGTTCTATAGTAGAAACAAATACAAAAACAGGTAACTCACAAGTCTTAGTTACTGGTTCCTTTTTAAATTTCTCAGAAAATAGTCCTATTAATCATGTAGATTTAATAGAAGATCTTTTGTTTTGGACTGATAATAGAAATCAACCTAGACAAATAAGTATAACCCAAGCTAGATCAAATGTAAATTATTACATAAAAGAAGAAGATGTATCTGTAGCTAAGTATTATCCGTATAATCCTATAAAAATAAAAAGAGAATATACGTTAACTAATTGTGTTTATGTTGAACAGAATTTAGATAAAAGAGTTTCACCTCTAGGCGCTTCTGGCTATGATGCTTGGTATAATTATTTTATATTAGAAGACAACCCTAGCCAAGAC